ATAAAATATTTCGTCGCATTGAATACATTGCCACCAAGGTCCTTGAGGTCCTTCGTATTGTTCGAGTGGTAACAACCAATCAAATGTAATGTCACTGGTAACCCAATCAAAATTCGAATAAAATCCACAAGTCATTCTTCTTCCCCCTGATTCTCTGGAACAAACAATGTTTGCATGTGATCTATCCAGATGCTAAGAATAGTTCCATTGTTACGAATTCGAATGTAACCAATATCTTGGTTACCGCCAATTCCATAAATTCGTTCGTGATGACTACCTTTACTCATTCAAATTCCTCCAATGTTGTTTGATTCATAGCTTTAGCAATGATTGTTTGAACATCGCCTTTGTAATCTGGATCAATCTCGAGAGCGTGTTCGAGTAAAGTGGATGCCAGCATGTGTGCTGCTTTCGCCCAGCGCATGCGACGCATGGTTTCAGAGGCTACATCTTCACCATGTTGGTATTGACGTAGTCCAATGCGTACCCATTGGCTAAAGTTGTTCATCTTGTTTGCTACTTCTGCTGTCTCGACCGTGAGGGAGACTTCCTTTCTGACCTTCATTGTTCTAACCGATGTGTATTTCCTACATAAAACAACCCGTACGGACGGGTAATATTTATCGAAAAACCTACGGTGTCCCTAAATAGGGGGTACTTTACCATAGGGGTGGTGGTCGGGGACGGGTGGTTTGACACCGGGGGCTCCGCTTCGCTCCGCAAGGATAGTGCAATATGCTTAAAGACCTATAATGATAGGTTTGGTTGGAGTGGGGGACATGTCTGACGTTCAGCTAGCAGAGAAAACCCCGCTCCACCTCCGTGATTAAGATGGCTACAAAAAAGACAAGCATGTTTACCCTAACCGAACGAGTATCAATTAGCGCAGCTAACACAGATACTTTTGCAACTATTGACCTTGGTTCCTACGTTGATGTAGGAGATCGCCAAGCACTCCAAGTTCATTCAGTGGACTTTATCTTCCAAGGCACAACTGCTGCTGAAGCAATCTGGGCAACATTTGGTGGAGCAGCACAAGCATCAATTCAAGTTACTGATTTGAACCGAGGAGGATTAGTCTTCAGTAATGATCGTGCCCTGGTTGCAAGTGGAATTCTAAACTTTGATAACGATGCATACCTTCAAAATGCTACTGATCTGTATCCAGACAACTTTGGAAAAGGTTCAGACGATGGACGATATGTTGTTAACGACCAACTTTACATTACTGGATTAACAACCGCTCTTGCTTCAAATAAGGTACTCAACGTCACTGTTCGAGTAAATGCATCCATTGTTTCCCTCAGTGCAAAAGACTTCATGGCAATTGCGATCCAATCAACAGCTGCAGATAACTGAGGTGGACTCAGTGTCTATTGATGAAGTTATCAGATTGCTACAGGAAATAAAAGACCTGGGCGAGTCTGGTAAAGAAACAGTAAGCAAGGCTAAGTCTACTGCAAAGAAGGCTAAGTCTGTTGCTAAGAAAGTAAAGCGAGCACCATCCGCGTACAACAAGTACATGGCAAAGACTCTGAAGCAACTCAAGAAAAAGCATCCTCGTAGTAATCACCAGGTTCTCTTCAAAAGAGCTGCAAAGTCTTGGAAGAGATCAGCAGAAAGAAAGAGGTCGATGAAATGAAAGTAATGACAAAAGAACATGGTTTTATTTTAATGCAATTAGGTGGAGCACCTAATCAATATTCTATTGCTGATAGTGCTAGTAGTTGGGTACAACCAATTTCTCCACAGGGTGTGTTTCATTCATCTACTTATTTTGATTTGGCTGGACTTAGCCAAAGAGAGAAGACATTGTTCTTCAAAGGTGCCACAGTTCAACAACTTGGCAATCCAGCAATTACTAGCGGTGCAGCTGGAGATGGATGTCTTATCTTTGACATCATGTCAAGTTCGCCTATGACTGCAGATGAATTAACTAGCTTCAACAACAATGCAAACTTTGCAGGTGTTTCATCTACTGTTACATCTGGATTAACTTTCGATCAGACAGTCTATGCTCGAAGACGAGAATATGTTGTATCTGTTGATCTCGCAGCTTGGGGAAGTATGCAACTTGTTTCAGATGACCAATTCGGTTCAATGAATCCAACAGCATCTGATCGAGTATACAGTTATCGAATGGTTATTGTAAGTTTAGCAGGTACAAACAAAACTGTTCAAGTACTTGGCAGTCGTCAAATTTTATCTGCAGAAGCCAAAGAAGAACCAGAGTTTGAATACCTTATGCGACTTAAGAGATCATACGAACTTCAACAATCATACGATGAGGATTGATATGCTTACTCCAGAACTTGTTTGGCTTGAAGAAGTTCTCTTCGAAGAAAGCGCAGTTCCTCTTCGAGTATTGTCACAATTTCATCCACTGGTAAGAATACCAGTTATCGCATATCAAGCTGCAGATATTGTAGCTACAGAATTAGCAATCAGAACTATTGAGGCAGGTGGCGTAGGAGCCCTTGATCTATACACTCCAGAAATACGAAGGTACGAAGAGACCGCACTCGTAGGAATGGGAGGCATGATTATATGAGTACAGAAGAAACTCCAATTGAAGAAAAGAAAACACCAACTACAAAGTTTGCTGAGTGGCTAATGGCTCGAGCAGAAAAGAAAGAAGCAAAAGAAACATCCTTGGAATCATTGATGAAGTTCAACGTCTTTCTTTCAATTGCTACATTGGTCTCGGTTGCTGGAGCGACTGTTGCAGACTATGTTTTGATGGCTTGGCTTTGGATCTAATCATTCTGGATGACAAGTTCTGCAATAACCAGAGAACGGATTACAATCTTTGCAGCTGCAAAGTGTTGTTGAATAAAATATTTCGTCGCATTGAATACATTGCCACCAAGGTCCTTGAGGTCCTTCGTATTG